AAAGCAACTACATCCTTTTCTAACGCAGAAACGCGCTCATTTATATCTGCCATTAACTAGGTTCCGTAGGCCAATCGCCGCCGCTGCCATCCATGTCAGGATAGTTTAGGTTAGGCCAGTTAGAGTGGATGGTGATGTCGCGCAGGGCGGTACGATAGGCAACCCATGCAGAAGGCACAGCCCCGCCGCTCTCAAGCGCCTTAGTTACTACCCAATCACATGCAGCCAGCCGCCTGTCACGCTCTGCCCTGTTGCGCTGTGCTGTCGCTGCGTTAGCCTCTGTTACGACCGCCGCACGTTCCTCAGAAGTCATGTCTGTGACACGCCGTGTATATACTTTACCGTCCTGCAGATATGGTGTGACACTTTCGTTTTTCTGCGTGGCACTGTCGTAAGCTAAGAACACCACCACTTCGGCACATGAGTTAGCTGCAAGCCAATCAGCATCAGGTCCAGCTTTAGGGAATGAAGTGTTGGGAAACAGAGACTTGTGTTCTGCTATCTCAGATATGGTGCTACCACTTAATCGTGCTATCTTCATTGTTACTGTCCTTTATCTGGGAATGGTTCTGACGGTGCTGTGAAATTGCTGGTGTAACGAACTAATTGTGAAATTCTAAAATCGTCAATATAGCCCCCAAAGTAATGATAACTTGGGCTATAACCTCTGCCAATAAAGTGAGTTCCTGTTGTGAAGAATGTATTTGCCTTTGTAGCATTAGTTGCAGTTACCGCTGTACCGTCAATGTAGCACACATGAACGTTTGAACTATTCTTTGTAATTGCAACGTGATGCCACGCCCCAGCATTCATTGCAGAGTTTACGTTAAATTGGGTAATGCCCGAATAGCCAGAAGGGTCATAAGCCAATTGTATAGACCTATCACTTCCGCTGCCGTTAATGCCGCTGGTGAAGCACATATATACTGAAGATGCTTGCCCATAAAACATATCAAAGTTTGAACTATTAGGCCACGCATTTAAGTATGCAAAAAACTCCAAAGTAAATGAACCTGTTAGATTTATTGCGGGAATGGCAACATAATCACTATTACCATCTAGCAACAAAGAAGCAGTGCCAAACTTTTTCTGTGCGGTGCTAAGTTTAGCTGTGCCAAATAACGTCAGATTATTCTGTGCAGCACTATCAATCGCCTGTGCATCTGCCATGTTTAAGAGCAGCTTGGTGTTGGTGATGGCTGTTAATGGGGCTGTTGGTGGAGTAAACGCAGAGGTGTAGACTGCCGTGCCTTTGACTACACGAACGTCAGACAGGTAGCCACTAAAGGGATAATTTGAGTTCCAATTTGTTGAAGAGCCTATTGTCAGTGTGCCAGTGTAGTTAGTAAAATCTGCAAAGGAAGTTGATAGTCCTTCAACCCCATTTACAAAAAGTTTTAACGTGTTTCCTGTGCGAACTGCTGTTACATATGTCCATTGATTTCCAGTAAAATCCACATTAGTCTCGTATTGTCTTGCACCCCCGTTTACAAAAAATCTTAATCTATTCAACCCCGAATTAGTTTGCCACCACATTGACCAACCTAATTGCGCTGAATGTGAGGCATGGCTGATTAAGGCTTCTACAGTGTTTGTTGGAGATATACTGTCAGGGTATATCCACATTGAAATAGTGAAATCCCCACTGCCTAATTCAAAGTCACTAGAATCTGCTGCTACAAGGTCATCACCATCGCCATCAAGGTAAGCACTCGCTCCGTTCGTGGCTGCACTATACACACTGCTGGTCAGGAATGGGCCAAATGCTGTTACGGCTGGATTGCCTGATATTAAAAACGTATTGTTTAACGTGGAGTTATCAACAAACCTATTTGATTGGCATGTCAGTATTTTGGTGTTTGTTGTTGCAGTTAATTTAGATGTTGGCACGGTGTAATTTGATGTATATCTGGCATTGCCAATTTCATACCTAACATTGCTTATAACCCCATTAAAAAAATACGCACCAGACCCGTTAGCATCAGCCGCACCAATATAAAAGTATTCATGACCGTTTAAAGATGAAGCACAGCTTGCGCTTGTTACTACACCGTTTAAAGCTGCATACATAGTTGTGCCATTTCTAGAAATTGCAACGTGATTCCATGCACCTATGTTTGCAGTCCCCGCGCTTTGAGTAGTTTGGGTGCCGCTAGAAATTGTTACAATCTCAATCGTATTGTTAGCACCCGCCCGAATTGACCATGTTTGATTTGCATTACTCCCATGAGAAGACGCAAACATACAAACAATTATGTCATATTGATCCATGTTTGATACTGGAAAAATCCACGCCTCTGCCGTAAATGCCTCGGTAGTAATATCTAGGTTTGACGAATTAGTTCTAAGCCTATCACCACTACCATCAAACGAAACACCCCACTCACCATCTGGCCTTGCAAATGGCCCAAAGCTGCCTTGAGTTACATCGCCGTTGGCAGTGATTGTGTGGTTGCTGGCAGAGCCATCATCAAACACATTGTTTACACCGCTGTTTGCACCGTCAAAATGAGACAAGAAACTAACGCGGTTGAACTGGTCGTCTACTGGGTCGCCAACAGCACCCGACCCCATCATAATTTTTTTGGCTACGATGCTCATTAAGACATCACCTGCCCAGCGGTAAACATGTAGTAATTAGTGCCGCCATCTACCGTGTAGCCAGTAAACACATCAACTTCACCATTGCCTGTGCTTAACGTAGGCGCTGTATCGCCAGCCCATTTTATACTGCTATGCCATGTGATTGATCTGGCGCTACTGTCTTGAATAACCTTCAGAGTAAACGCGCTAACCTTGCCGCTGGCTGCTGGATTGGCAAAGCTAATTGTGGTGTTCTCTGTCAGCGTGTGGCTAAAGTTATTAGCTGTGCGGAGATTGATTGACACCGCGTTGCTGCTGGATGTTACCGCTGCGTATTCTTCGCTAAAGCCATTGTCTAAAGTAATTACACCGTTGGCATCTGCCGTAACAGCTTTGCTTGCCTCAGACAAACCAAGAGTTGCTATGTCTAAATAATTAAGTTCAGCGCCCGTACTAGAAACTGCTGTGCCACCATAGTTTAAATTACCTGCTGCAATAACAATTTCACCAGTACCCTTTGGTGTAAGAGCAATGCCAATGTTTGTATCGTCACCAGCCGCGCTAAGAATAGGATTACTTCCAGAGGCATTGTTAGTTATTTCTAAATGATTAACCGCACTGCCAGTTGTTTGAAATACGATTTGTTCATTACCACTTTCATCACCAATAAAGTGCGCGTCATCAATTAAAATATTTTGAGAGTTTGTGTCTAAATTACCGCCAAGTTGAGGGCTAGTATCCTCAACCACATTAGCCATTCCACCACCAGCCGCACCTGTTGCACCTGTAGCACCCGTTGCGCCAGTAGGAATACCTAAAGAAAACGTAGCTGTACCATCCGATACCGCTACAGATGCAGTAGCAGAGCCACCAACTGATACTGTAGATACATTTACAGCAGCAGCAGTAACTTGAAACGCAGCCTCAACATTACCAGACGAGCTATTAAATATAAGAGCCTTGCCCTTACGATCATCAACAGCAGGAAGAACCAGTGAGGCAGCAGCATCAAAATCAGTAAGCTGCAATGAACGATCAACAGAATCTTTAAGATCAGCAGCAATAGCAGTAAAGCGATCTAGCTCAGTATTAAGCGTGGCAATCTGAAACGATCCAGACGTAGGGAAGTCAGTTGTTCTAGCAAGCGCAATGTCTCTGGTAATAACTACAGTGCTACCACCAGTAGCCCCTGTAACTGATATAGCTACTGCGCCAGTAGAACCACTACCACCGCTTACACTATAATGCGTGGTAAGAGTTTTCTTAGTGCCATCTACATATACGTTAAGATCAGCATCATCAAAGAACTCAAATGATACAGTAAACGATGTTTGTGTAGCGCCCTCACTTACAGAGTAAGATACACGCGCTGCGTTTTGCGCTAAACTAATAGTCATACTGCACTCCTTTCGGTTCTGCTAACAGTAGATAAAACCCATAGCAACGCACAATTATTCTGCATCATCAAACGAATCTCCTACAAAGTTTTTCAAATCACTCGCCATGTTTTTAGTAAACATATTCCATATTAACGGCGTGTTTCTAACTGCCATTTCAGAACCAGTAGAGTAGTTACCCCTAGCAAACTCCTGCATCATCTTAACATGGTTGTATGTATAGTCTGCTGGCGCACCAAAGATAGACACAACACCACCTACTGCGTCAGGCTCAGATTTAAACTTAGGTTCAAAGGGTGTGGGATTAACTAAGTCAAATGACATACCCATATCTAAGCTGCGGTAAAACATATCGCTATACAAAGCTGCAAGACCTGAGAAATCAAAAGCTCTTAATGCTTTATCTTCTGCATCCATTTCATCCCATGCCCAGCTTGGTGTTCTAAACTTAACAATGTGATAACCAAAGAACATACCCATCACTAAATGAGCAAAGTTATTACGCACCATACCTTGAGCATAGTTAGTTGTGATCTTGTTAAACGCACCCATTGTGTAGGTGTAAAATGTAAAAGGCAAAGAAAGTAATGGGCTTTCTATTTCAGCATACCCTTTAACTCTATTGCTTTCCTTCATGCCAACTTGTTTACCAACGCTCATAGGTACATAGCTTTTGCCAGACATCATAAGGGGCTTGTCAGCAGGAGTACCCATAATAATTCTGTTCATAACACCAGACCTTAAAGCAGAACGAAATGCAGTAAGCGCGCCTTCGTCTAGCCATGCGTCAGTGTTAGGCAAATACAAATTATTCTTAGTTGTTTCTACAGGAGCTTTAGCAATTCTTGCCGCTAAATCAGGAGTGATATTATATCGGGCTAGAAATTCCTGTTCCCACTTAGAAGCGTTACCGCCAGCTAAACGAATTGATGCCTCAATAATAGTATGACCTCTAAACAAAGCATCCATATGTTTAGTTGCTAGTGTAATAGGAGCCAAAAGATTTGCTATATAAAATCCATTGTTAATTTTATCAGTCATTCCATTAGCAAATGGGTCTTGCGATATGTTTTCCATCTGCCGCATGTGAGCAGTGCCAGCTATAATCTCTATACCATCGCCAGATTTATTTAACTCTTTACGAGCCATCTTTAAACTATTGCCATCAGCTAAAGAAATCAAACCTTTAGCTATGATTCGCATTTCATGATCCATGAATACGTTAGCAAAATCACCAACCGCGGCCACACCAGCGCCACCAAGATAAGTCCATTGTGTTGCTGTGCGTAACCAATCAGCAGTTCTAGCTTGTATGCTGTCAGGATTAGTAAGCACACGCCCTACAATCCTGTCGTAACTAGCAACAAACTCTTTGTTTACCATGTCTATTGTTTTTTCAGAAGTACCTGCAGACTTCATTTCTTTAGTGTTAGTTGCAATCAAATCATCTAATGTAGCTGGCTTTCCGCTATCAGTTCTAAACTGCCGAGCAAAGGCGTACTTAGGTGCAATCTTAGAATGATACGCAATCATAACCTGTTTAAGATCAGTAACTATATAATCTTTAATTTTTTCATTAGGTATATCTAACGCTCTATGAATCATGTGCTTTGATCTACCTGCGCCAAAGTAAGCGCCTTCAAGACCATCATCATCTATTTCATTCATAATCTTAGCAACAGTTTCTTTAGCCCTGCCCCTAGCCATTCGCTCACTGCCGTCTAAAACCTTTTCAACAAAGCGTTCTGCTTTGTCATCCCAAGACCAAATGCTAGGATTTTCTATGTAATGCTGTGTAATAATATTCTCAAAGCCCTCGCGGTCAGCATCAATAGCTCTACGATTAAAGTAACGAGGGAAGAACGGCTCTCTCAAGCCCTTCTCAACAGCCGTGCCATCAAGGTAAGCATTAACATTATCAAGGCGCTCACGCATTAGTACAGTGTGCGTGTCAAGGTTTTCTATAGCACCCCTAGCCTTAACAGTTAGCTTTAAATCATCTAACACTTTAACCGCATCCCCTGCAGTTTTAGTTACGTTAGATACATTTAACGCATTTTTAAAATCATCAACTCTAGCTTTAGCTATAGGTATCTCTTCTTCAAGCCTTGCTTTAAATGCGGTTTGCTTTGCCGTTAAGCCTCTATCTTTAAATGTTTGATTAAGTTTAGCTAACAAATCTTGTTTCTTAGAAAGGTCTGCTTCTGCTTTGGACAATCTACCTGTTAAGTAATTGTTATTGCTTTTAATTATGCCTTGAGTAACAGACTCCATACTGGTCAATCGGCCTTCTATGTCAGACTTTCTTCTAACAAGAACATCGTTAAAGCCAAGCAAACCTACATCATTAAGCCTTTGATCCCATTCGTCAAAATATTTACGCACTTGTTCTAAGGCTCTAGCCTCAAGCGGACTTACATCAGACGCTTTAGTTAAATACAAATTAACTATGTGCTGCCCAAAATCTTCAAAGGTTAAGTTTTCTTTGCCTCTTATCTTTTTAATTTTTTCAATAGCGTTTTGTATAGGAACATCAAGCACAGTAGCGCCACCGCTTGGATTTACTTCTGACCATACATTGTGAATCTCACGATAAACTCCAACCCACTTGCCAGAAAGCTCACCAGACTCTTGAAACACAGAACGACCAATAGAGTTACCCGTTTGATTTAACTTAAAGCCAACGCCAGAATCGTTAATTATCTTTAAAAACTTTAGCTTAGTAATTGTTGGAGCATCAGATAATATTACTGACTTAACAGATGTAGGTAATGCCTTGTAAAATATAGACTCAGTAAACCAAGACCCCATGAAATCAAGATCAGTAGATTTAAGATCAGGCATTTCATCTGCAAGAGTTACAGTTTCTGCTTTACTAGATGATCCAAGCTGACCCTCTGTAAATGGTTTTGTTTCTGTTGGCATGACAGGGCCAATAAAATCTGGATCACCAGCACCAGCAGGAACAGCGTCTATGTCTTTTTGGAATACCCTTGCTGCATTAAGAGTAGCTTGATAATTTTCTAATGTAGTCCTTTGCTTTGCATCAGAGTAAACACTAAAACCCTTACCAAGCGTTAATCCAAATATACCAGCTAAAGAAATAGCCATGGTAGTGTCTAAGGATTCTTTAACTAAAGAAGTCATTGCATCTTGGCCTTCGGCCTGAGTGGCATTGAAACCTTCAATTACATTTCGTGCACCTTCAAACACAAGGGCTTCTGCACCAGCTACTGCTGCAACTTGTTTAGCTTTAGACAAGCCTTGAAATTTTAACAAAGCGTTATCAACCTGAGACTGCAACGCCTTGTTTGCAAAAAACTTACCGCCAGATGCAGCAGCACGAAAGCCTTTCATGTAGATTAGCGGAGTAAATACCTCTGCAAAAAGGATAGGATCGGCAAGCATTTGCTGTAGAAATCCAGCTTGCTCTATAGCCCTCTGAGTTTCCTTACGATTAAGTAACTTTAAGTAATGCTCTTGAGCTTGGACAGCATTAGCTGAGTAATTAGATAGATACTGACCGTCATTAGATTTAATATCAATATTTTTTTCAGTTAAGAAATTGTTAAAATCAAATGTAGGATCGCGTTCAGTATTGTTATCAAACACACTAGGCATGAGTAACTTAGCAGCGCCCTCTGCCGCAGGTCTAAGCAGTTGCTCTGTGTTGCTAATAAATGTTTGACCAAATGTAGGATCGTCACGCTCATAGGGAATCTCACCAAAAGGCTTAGGGTTTAAAATATTCTGTGGTAGTATCTCAGCCATTTTTAATTGCTCTTCTTAAATTTTTTGTAACCACCAGCAGTATCTAAATCAATGTCATTGACAGGAAGTCCTTTACTTATTCGTTCTGATTCATCCATAGCTTCCCATTCGCTGCGACTATACAAAGACATTGCATCACCTAAGTTAAGAGCATGATGAAATCTCTTGCGCCAGTTAGATGACTGAGGTGTTGGTTTAAAAAACCTGCTTGTTATAAAATAGCCCGGTATAGGTAACTTTGTAGGTAAACCTGCATCGGTGCGTTGCTCCTTAGACATACCTTTCCATTCAGCTTCAGTTGTATTTCTCATGTTTAACTTAAAGTTATTCATGACCATAGATATAGTGGCTGGTGGTTGTGGATTGTCAGGCCCTATCTCAGTAGGAATAGTTGTATTTTCTCTTGTAATTTTTTCTACTCTAGCAAATGGTTGAATGCCAGTTTCTGCCTTGAAGCTAGGTAAGTACTGTATGCCAGTTACTCCCTCAAAGAAGATGGGAACATGAGCTTCGTCAATGTAGCCCTCGTCTACAAGATCAAAGAAAATTTGTTTGTTTTCATTTTCTTCAAGCAACGAAGGATCACGAACAAAAAGTAAAGCAGACCTAGCTTTAGCTTCATCATCTGATACATCATGTCCAAAGCCTTCAACATCAATAAACACATTGCGAGAGTTTACAAATGTACTAAATGAGTTTCCGTTATTTTCCTTAAACGCATTTTGCAATCTAGTTGTGTAAAGTTCATTCAAATGAGCTGTGCTAGTTTTGCCTCTGTAATCAATAACATCAAAAGACATAGGAACTTTTATAGTATTTCCCTCTAGCTCAACGTCATGAGTACGCTGCACATAAGTACCAGCCTCAGTCAAAATCATTAAATCATAAAGACCATATTTTGTAGGATTCGGTTTTAACTTCCATTCTAAATCCACTCTCTTATCACCAGAAAGTATATTGTAAAAAGTTTGTTGAACACCAGATAATGCACCAAACAAAGGACCAATAGATTCACCTTCGGGCTGCATATCAACAGTTTTTAAAAACTTAACTTGCTCTTCAGGACTAAAGCTTTGTGCTAATGCTGCATTTATTTTAGCGTTCATAAAGGTAATTTCATCTGGCAAAAGCTGTCTGCCACCAGAAACTTTGCCGTCTACAGTAGGGCCAATAACATCCTGATCTTCTACAAAATGATTATCAATGTAGTATTGAACCCTAGACTTAACATCCTCTGCTGTAGATGCACCTTGAATAAACGCTTCCTTAGTTGCAAATCTAAGTAAAGTCCTAGATTTTAAGTCTGCATCAGGCCACGTTTCAGCAACCCATTCAGGAATTTTAGCATCAAGCACATCTTTACTGTAATCATTTATAGACATCTTCATTTCAGATTCACGGCCAAGAATTGTAGCAAGAGCTTCTGAAAGAGTTTGTTGACTAAACTCTGCCAAGTCTTGAGCATAAGAAAGACGAACCGCTGCGTCAGACTCTTGATCTGTTAAGTTAGGCATTTGTGTTAGTATGTTAATTGGCTTGCCGTTTGTGTCAGCATTGTTAAGAGCATTGATTACATTAAGAATAGTTTCATTGCCTGACACCCCACCCGTTGCCATGCTTACCATTAAGTTCTTAAATGATTTAGGTAAGTGTCCAAGGTTAGCTAACTTTATAAACTCTTGTGAGTAAGCACTTAGTTGACCAAATTCATTCTGCCAAAGGTTTTGATCTTGATAATCAACAGGGCCATCTACAAGCGGGTCTAAGCGTTCTTCTACATAAATGTCTGCATCTGCTGGACTTCCAGTGCCATTCTCTACTCTAGCAACAGCATTCTCTCTATTTTGTTCTTCAGTAAATGTTTGCCAAAGTCCGTCATTAGTGTTTTTTATTGTACCAATAATAGTGTTTAAGTTACTAGCAAATGATGGAGTGCCAGAAATTTTTGCTATTGTGCGAGCTAATTTGCTTGCTACAGTGTTTGTGTCTCCATATTTAGAATTAACAGCATCAATGCCTGATCTTCCTACAGCTATAGCTTCGTCAATAACCTTTGGACTAAGCCCCCTGCTATTAGTGCCGCTAGTTAAATCTTGTATAGCAACTGTAGAAATAGCAGTAGAATGATTTTGCATTAGAATAGATTTAGCTTCTTCTCTTGAAGTAGCGTTAAACTCTGTAGGAAAACTTTTTTCAAATTGATTAATAAACTTAAGACTGTTTGTTAAAAGTTGTTCATCAACAATGCCTTTAGCTGCATTTGATTTAAACAAAGATATAATACTTTGCAATGCACTATTGTTTTCTTGAAAGATAGTTGCTTTATTATTTTTCTTAACAGCAATAGCAAGATCATCTATTTGTTTATACCAGCTATTAATTACAGTATCAGTATGAAAATTAGTAAGCTCTGCTGCCTCAACTATTTCTCTTAGTTCATCAATTCTATCAAATGCAGATTCGCCAACTATTTCATTATTATTAATACCTAATGAGATAAGTCTAATGGCTTCATTTGTTTTTAAAGCAGAACCTTTTTTTGCTTGAGCGTTCTTTAACGAAGGCGCTTTAGAGGATAACAAGTTACTTGCTTTAACTCTATGATCGTTTGAAACAAGTCTAGGGTCTGCATTTGCAACATGATCATATAGCTCTTGAGCAAGAACCATAGCCCTATCTTTATCTGTTTCAATATTTAATTCACCTAACAGCGCGCCATACATCTCAAGATATGCTGGTTGATTTGCCAAAACAAATCTAGCATCAGCTTCTTCCTTGGCTAATCTAAGTTGAGTTTTAGCAGCTTTTTCTTCTGCTTTTGTTTCCGTATCTAAATTAGCAGCATCATTAAGAACTCTATCTATATCAGCGACTAAAATATTTATTTGTTCAGGGGTATAGTTGCTTAAAATAAATTTAACATCATTCTTTATTGATGTGTCAGGTATTTGTTTAAGCAATTCAGTATTAGAATTTAAACTGTTTAAAGAACCAAGAACAGCAGTGATAATTTTTTTGTCGTTATCTGTTGTACTAGAAGCTAAAAAACTAATTACAGTTTTGCTTAATAACCTTGCTGGCAATCGCATTGATGCCTTGCCCATGTTGTCTTTATTAACAACTGCCTCATTAAATACATTGCTAGTATGAAATTTATGAGCATGGTATTGCGTTGTTGGATTTTGTGAATCTAATAAAGCCTGAGTTTTTTCATTGTACTCTGCTATGTTTATAGATTCTTGATCTGACACCTGACCATCAAACAAAGTTGAAAGTTTTTCTAAACCTTGATAGTTTGCATTGCTGTGAATTGAGGTAATCAATGATTTATATTCAGCTAATTCATCACCAAGCAAACCTAAAGACAATGGGTTTTCTATAGCTGCGCTTATTGTAAGGATTTGAGACTTAGTTAAGCCAGCAGTAACACTTTGCAAATGTCCAATAGATGATTTTGCTCTAGCAAGATTAAGCTCGTCCATAGACGCAAAATATTGAGAAACGTTTCTATCAAGTTTATAATCATCTTCAATAGCAGTTTGTGCAATTTTAAACTGTGCATCTATTTCTACAGAATCACCGCCAGCAGCAGAAAGCTCTATTGCTTTTCTCATTGTTACTTGTTTTGTAAACTCTGCCGCATTTTTTGCAGCAGACTTAGCTGCAGCCCTTTCCGCACTTTGCAATGTCTTTGTAGCTTTAGCTATATAAACAGTACCAGTTTCTTGTATAAACTCGCTATACATTCCATTAGAAGAATCAACTAAGTCTTGAATATACCTAGACATTTCCTCATTAAAAACAGCAGAGCTAGGATACTTGTTTGCAAAATCTATGCCCTTAGTAGTTATTTCATTTGAGATAGATTCTTCAAATCTTCTGTTAATAATATCTGTAAATGCACGGGCGCGTATAGAGCCATACTGTTCAGCAATCTTAAGAGCAACTGGCTTACCTGTAGATGGATCAATAGAGATAACATCATCTCTAGCCACACCTAACGCAGCCTCTTGAGCCTGAGATACGCCAACAGTTTT